CTCTGAATATCTTCAATAACATAAGGTGTCCCACTTACTCTGTCCTCATTCTGAGCATCTTGAAGCCTCTTAGTTAGTTCAACTTTATATCTTTCTGAACCAACTCTTGAACCAGCGGCTCGTTGAGCACGTGAGAAAGTCAAAGGATTCTCAATAACAGACATCTTACCAGTACGAGTAAGCCTATCAATGAAACCGTTCTGCTCATACATCTTATCCTCTGTCTCCTTAAGAAGCTTAGCGCTCTCTTCAATCTCTTCTAAAGACATCTCGCTTTGCTGCTGCACCGCTAAATCACTAGCAGCTACATCGCTCTCAGCTAAAGCACCAAGCGTTGTGTTGAATGCAGCTAATCCTTTAGCTAGTCTACTAAACTTCCCCTCTGGTTGAGCTTGTACGTTTACTTGGTACTGTCCACCAGCGCCAACTGTAGGCTGAGCAGATGGGCGATTAAGAACAGTATTCCTATTGATACCATTAGTAATACTAGCTCTTGTGTTTTCTTTAACTTCTTCCATGTTATGCTGTAGGTAGTGGTGGTAGTAATCCAGAACCAGAATCTAATGGTGGTGGCTCGCTATACCTAGTTGGGATTGATAAGTCTGGTGCTGTGAAATTTGTAGGTGCGGATGTTTGAACTGGGTTCATCGCAACAACATCTGGTGCTGCAATCTCTCCAGAGGTGCTACCAATACCTAAGCCACCTATGTTCAATCCTGTAAGGCCACCTATGTTCAATCCTGTAAGATTACCTAGTGTCATAGGCTTTCCTGTAGCCATCTCATAGTTAGCCTCCTGCACCTGTGCTTGTGCTACACCAGAGATAATTCCAAGTCCTGCCTCAAGCAAGCTAGGCTCCTTAATAGGTTGGTTGATTCTCTGCTGGTTCATCTGTGTTCTCATCTCTGCATTCTCTAATTGCAGATCACTTGCAAAATCATTCTCACTGCGCTGGTTCTGTAGTGCGTGTTGGTATCTAGCATTCTGAACATTAATGTCTTGCTGCTGTAACTCTGCCGCTCTACCCCCAATACCTGCTTCACCTGCTGCCACCTGTGCTGTAGCACGCGCTAGGTTTGCTCGTCTTGCCCCTTCCTCCATCTCGTTAGCTAATGCCACACGCTGCTGGCCTTGACGTAAACGTACATTACGCATCTCTTGTGAGGCACGTACACGCTCTTGCTGGCTAGCCGCTGCTTGCGCTTGCCTTTGCTGCTTAGCACTCTCCCTGCCAGACATGTAATTCATTACACCTCCAACTGCTGCCACTCCTGTTGCTAATGTACACATATCAAATCACTGGATCAAATGAGTCCATTCCTACTGGAACCCATTGTTTGAATATTGTTTTGTAGGTTGAGAATCTAGGAGAGAAGCCAATAGATTTAATTGATAGCGACTCCGCTTGCTTTACTACAGATGGGAAAACCCATTTAGGTAAGTTAGAGCAATACTCATGAAGCTCATTTTGAGTAAGCATCAAACCCTCAGAAATATCTGTAGCCCATTGCTTAATCTGTAAATTCCATGAAGCCTTACCTTTTAAGGTTGAGTCTAGTTCTTCTGGCTCCGAACAAGGAAGAATCTTGCCGTGAGTATCTTTTGCCACAAAACACTTTAATGCGCTGTGTCCATTAATGTCTAACTCAGTCTCGCAACCAAGAGATACACCCAAGGTTTTCAACTCTGTGTCTTTATAGAACTCAAAATCCTGTCTAGCTTTTTCAGATATTTTCATTTTATAATATTAAAAGGTATAAATTTCTTCCCATCCCGAATAACAGGATCACCAAAGATTGCACCTATCCTCTTTAACCAACGTATAGAGTTATAGTTCTTTATGTGTACCATGTTTCCGCCATAACTATATCGCCCAATCAATCTTAGTGCAAACTTCTTTCCTTGTGTTACCAACTCTCTTCTGATCTTCCTAATGCTAGGAGTAGCAACCATCCAGATAACGCAATACTCTCTAACTCCACTACTGCCCATTAGAGCAACAGGCTCATCATTAACAATCAGAGCGTAAGACTCACCACATTCAATACCCTGCATTAAAGCATCATAAGCCGTGGTGTTACTTGGAACTTCTTCTAAATCTTGCTTTCTTAGGTTTACAGACACAAAGCTAGCATGCCATCTCTCAGCATGCACAACTTTAAATGTACCGTAATCACCTGTCATCTCTTACTTCGACTTGATATATTCCTCTCTATTTCTACATGTTGCAACTGGATTGGAAAGACCGAACTATCTGTCACAGTTACTTTGGTATCCCTAGTTTTACCTTTAACATGAAACCTAAACTCACCAGTCCTCAGATCTGCCTCACCAATATTAGTGTAACCAATCTGCTTAGATGTGAACCTAGTCACCCTAGTTGGTCTCTTTGGTGATTCTATCTCAATATTAAATACAGTGGCATCAGTATAGGCGAATGTCATAGTAGCTAAATTATCCTTCGTAGATAGATTAGTTGATTGAGTCCTACCATCTTGATTTGAAGGCTTGATAACTAAATTACCTAGCTTGTACCTCATCTCATACTCAAGACCGACATAGTAAGTGCCAGCCAGATCTTGTGATGATGTTAAAGTTGTAGTGCCATCACCGTTATCAACGACTGATGTAATTGGGAAATACTTACCTCCAGCCGTTACTATCTTAAAGCAATCTGGATTTTCTGATGTATAAGGAACCATTATAGTCCTAATGTCTACCTGTATAATCATTCCGTTGATTTCAATCTATTGTCGAGGTGGATGACTTCACGCTCAGTAGTTTTGTTGTATGGAGATATTATATTGTCAACTCTAGTATTAATTGCAGATGCTGATTGCGTCTCATTTAATGGAGTGTCAAAATCACAAGTTATATCTTGAATTACTTGGGCTGATGTACCATTAACAAAATCACGCTCAAGCATATACAAGACCTTCATTACTAAAGGAACTTCAACATTTGTGACTACAGAACCTCCAGAGGTTTCCCTCAATCTCATTATCATTGATGTTCTGAAATTACTATATAAAGCCCATTCATTCTCATCTTGATCAATATGAGAACCGCCTTGAGCAGAGTAAAACCTAGAGGCAGATAAAGAAGGATTTGTGAACTCATAAGGTGCTGAGTTTATGACCTGTGTAGTTATCCTTTGTATGCTTTGGTTGTCTGGGGGTAGTGTTGATCCAGATATACTAGGAGCATATGTAAGAGTTGATGAGAAGTCTCCTTGAGTATTAGTTACAGCTACTGAACTTCTGGTTGGTGACATAGGATCTTCTACAGCTAACCCATTAACATCGTACCTTTTTATTGAAATCAACTCAGCTGTATAACTAGTGCTCGGTGATAATCCAGAAGCAGAGCAAGATATATCAAAAGAAACAAAACAACTACCTATTACCCTATTGCCACCAAACGGTATTGTAGGGAACAATATAGCCCCATCTGGTTTCTGTTCTATATTATCAGCCATTTAAGTCTCCATCCAATACTTTATTTCCCAAGGATTATTCCCCTCAGATACTGATGAAGCAACTAAAGAGTCACCAGTTAAATCATATATCTGCCAATAATTAGAAAACTCACTAGACCTTCTAATTACACTATTTTCTGTATCAAACTCATACTGAGGCGAATCGTTGTAGTCATTCCCTTTGTAAGAGTATATTCCGTTGAATTGAGGGTTAGCGATTAATCCGCTTATAGATAGCGTAGAACCTCCCACTTCAGTACCTTCCTCTAAGATAACCCCATCACTTAACCCTTGCTCCCAAGGCATGTACTGTAAATGAAAGTATCCATCAGTTGATGTGATCACATATAAGTCGCTATCAATAAATTCAGCAGCAACAATGAAGTCACACTTTATATTGTGTCTACTCCACGAACTCATCACCTTCTCTCTACCTTGCCAGTGATATGAGTAAAGAAAGAACTCATTACTATTTCTTGGTAAGAACACAATCTGATCCTCACTAGTTGTCCCAGTGATAACCTTAAGATCTTGAGGAACTAGATTAGGAACATGGCTAGAAATCTCATTTTGATCAAAGTCATTAACCAAGTTATCTAGGTAATATTCCCTAATCCCTGTATACTGGCCACGCTGAAAACCGAAATATGTATACCTTCCAATAGTTGTAGGCTCAACATTTAGATCATTCTCAAAGTTAGTCACAGGAGTAATACTAACTGTTGTGTTAGTTAGCACGTCATCACCCTTTAAGGCGAACTGTGTGCGATCTGAGAACAATATAAGCCTAGATGTAGTAGCTACAGCATGACGAAGAATAGCAACCTTTGTGTGGCTAATAGCTACATCAATAGGAGTAGAATCCAATAGCTGCTGCACCGTTGTTCTCCAAAAGTTATTAAAGTTCCCAGACTCACTAAATATAATATTCTCATTTGAGATGAACCCTAATCTATTCTTATAAAAGAATACATCATTGATAAAGTTACCCACAAAACTAGGAGGTGGGTTTGTGTTGTTATCACCAACGGTTCTATCACTCCAATCAAATGGTTGTAATTCAAATGTATCAACACCAGTATTTACTAAAGTAACTGGCATAGTGCTAGCATCTATATTAGTTATCAACGCTGGTTCAACAGTCTCAACCCAAGAACCCTCTGCGTAAGCACCACCAGCCAGTGATGAATCTGCTGTCTGGAATTGAACCCAGTAATCATCATCGCTAGTCTCATCACCACCAGCAACTTCAACTCTAAATAAATTGTAGCAGTTGATAGGCAAATCAGTAATATTATCAACCTTCTTATAAATAACCTGTAAACCTCTACCGCCTAAACCATCAGTGCCAGAGATAGTGAAATCATTCCCATCAACTCTAGATACCTTTATCACACTTCCATTACTGAATGCGTTGTACGCAGGGTTAGCTGTTATCTGGCCAGCTAATGCAGCAGCAATAATAGATGTGTCAGCGTTTGCTCCATTCGTATTATCTCCTGTAGCATAAGAGAATATAACTCCATCTATGGCAACAGCATAAATCTTCTGGAAGTCACCCTGCTTAATAAATATCACAGCCTCTCTCTCTAGTTGAGGGGATGTACTTCCACCTAAATTAACAGTCTTAGACCTATTGGTTATAAACGTGTAGTCAGATACAGTGAGTGATTTAAGCGTTGTGTCTGGATTTAGAGAGCCAACATTTAGATATGACTGATCACCTGTAACTACAGCTTGATCTCCTGTGTTTAGGTTCCAAAGCTTCAAGCCTCTAGTGTCATCATACAAGCCTACATACCTCTCATTTACTGTCCTATTAATGAACAATGTAAACGCATGTTCATCATAACCTTGATTGCCAATATTAGCCACAAGCTTAGCATAAGGTCTTTTCTTTAAACCATCCTTAACCGTAGCGTAGCAATTTAAAGAGTCATTACATTGACCGTCAAATTTAAGCCTGTCTGGTTGCTGAGATATTCCCCCAATCAAGTTGGGTATAGTTGTATTAATAATAGCCATACTGCAATAGTCTTCCGCTACGTCTCATTCTACGGTTAATGATTGAGTTAGCAACTGTGCTATCAAAGATAGTAGCATCTTGAGTCCTAGCATCATAATTAAGAGCGGCAGATTTAGCCATCACCTCATCCCTCTGAGTAAATGCATCTGTTGCTCCATCACCTATTGATCTATTACTTAATGTTCTACCTGCCTTGATGAATACCCACCTACGGAAAGGCTCTGGCATATCATCCCAATCTAAGTATGATACAATAGTAGCTTCTAACTTCTTACCAATCTCGTAAGTCCTGTCTGTTCTATTGTAGACTCTAGTGCCTCTCTGGATGTACTCACATGAGTCATTGTTAGCTAGTCTAGGGTCTACATCAAATTCTAATGTGCTTTGTGGAAGGGTGATAGTTCCATCACTTTCTGGAATCAAAGGGTATCTGTACTCAGTGTTCCAGTGCCATCCAATCTGCTGTATTTCTCTGTTGATTTCATTTAGCGTGTTAATTGCATTAGTGACCTCCAATGGTTGTTCACCTTGTAGTGTCTCAACTGGCTCCTCATCAATAATTTGAAGGATGATATTGACTGCCTCTAGTTCTGTCGTAAATGCGTTTGCCATAATGTAAATGCCCCCTCTCATAACACCACAAGAGGGGGACTTAGGGTTAGGGGATTTTAAGCGAGGTTCCCATCGGAAATCTCAATAGCTGCTTCTGGGCGAAGGATACCGTGACCTAAGAGGTACTTAGCTACCAATAGATCTGTCTGGTATTCAATCTTCCACTCAAGCTGAGTAGAGATACCACGAAGCTCAACAGTTCCTACTGCTGATGGGTGTAAGCAAAGGATTCGTGAGTCGGTGAAGTTACCATTGTAACCAGTACCATCCCCACCAAACACATCGTTACGTGAAGCTCCATCACCTGTTGCATCTGCGCTTAGGTCTTGCCCGTTAGGTAGGTTGTTTGTCATACAGATTTCAAAACCTGCAACGTAACCTAGTGAACCCATAGCGTAAGAACCTTGCCCACCAATATCCTTGTTAAGTACTGGGTTAGGGAATGAAAGCGTCTGATCTGCAACTAGAAGCGCGTAATCTTCTGCTGTCACGAAAGCAGTACGTCCCATTGCTGGAATGTTCTTCTTGTCGAACACAGCTTTAGCTTTATGTAGAGCATCTGCGATCTGAACACCAGTGGTAAGGCTTGCACCAATCCCAAGGTTCACATCATCAGCTCCTTCTCCACCGCCTGCTACATTTGAGAAGATACGAGTACCTCCAAAGATGCGATCACCATCGCGGGTTAGAGTTGATGCTGAGCGTGCTGCTGCATACCCCACCTTGAGGACTGCTTGATCATAGCGTTCCGCTAGAGCGTAGCCAACTTCGTTAGCGTATGTTGAACGAATATCATAATGGTTGATTGCCTCATCCACATCTGAAATAGCTACAGATGAAAGGAGTTTATCATCCACGTTGATTACTCGCTCAGCGTGTTCGATGTTACTAAGTAGACCATTGGTAGGGTCGAGAATATTCTCACCTACTGTGTGATAGTCTGCCTTTGCTCGTCCCATTACTGGGAACTGAGCCGATTTACCATTCGCGATAGAGCGAATAGTATGACGTGAGCGTGTTTTAAGCTCCTTCTCAAATGTGTTCATGACCATGCCAGAGAACACCTTGAGGAATAGTGCGCGTGCGTCACCAGCCAAGTTAGATTGACCGATTCTGGACGGATTAGTTGATGCTGCCATAACTTATTATTCTATATGTTGTTTGTTATTACTTAGGTATTCCTCTAACTCAATCTACTATCACATCATTGACTGCCGATGTTATCCAGAGCACTGGGCATCCGTTAAATATGGTTTTGATATATGTTATCGGGAAATTGTTTTTACATTGATGCTGCAATACGAGCGTCTACCTGTTGACGGTATGCTGGATCTGTAGCGTACTTAGGATCTGCTTGTGCTGCTCGCTGCTGTGCATCATTCTGGAATGGAGTTACACCTGTTGTAGCACTCATTCCGCTTAATTGATTGTTAGGTTTAATTGTATTACTCTTACTATATTTACTATATAAAGCATTAACTGCCAAGTTAATCTTATTAGGGTCTCCAGAGTTTACATTCTCATTATATGCACTTAACTCTCCATCTGATAAATTAGATGCTGCCCACTCTCCCATAGCTTTGTAATTATCCTCACCTCCTACTTGATCGAAAGCTCCCTTTTGCAGCTCCTGTGCTTGGTATTGCTGTAGTTGTTGTTTAGCTTTCATGCCATCCGCAAACTGATCCACAATGTCTTTAGATAGACCCATATCTTCTAGAGCTTTGTATGAGTCCTCTGTGATACCCCCATCATCCCAGAACTCTTGAGACGCTTTTTGGATCACATCATTTTGCGTAACCTCTTGCTTCTCAATCTCTAACCCTTCAACTTCATTGTCACCTTCACCTGTCTTATTTAAGTTTGCATCATCACTAGGTTCACTAGGTTTACCCATTTTAGATTCAAGGTTGTTATACGCCTCTAGCAAATCCTCTTGTGATTTAAACTTTCCTCCAATAAGGTTGTCCTCTTGTGGGATGCTAGCTGCTAACGGCTCCTGTGTAGTTGCTTGCTCTGTAGCTTGCATCTCTGCCATCTGATCCTCCAGTGATGGATTCTCAGTAGTAATAGGTGTTGGTTCTGTTACTGTTTCGTTCATGGTGTTATTGTGTTTGTGTTGCGTTTTGGGCTATTGCCCCTGTGATTTGTGGTACGGCAGCCTCAGTCATGTTTTGCATCATTGCGTTCTGTTGCTCCTGCTGCATCTGTTGTTGATCTTTTACTAGGTTCTCAGCATCAATCCCTAAAGAGCTTGCGCGTCTTCTCATATACTCATCCATATTGATCATGGCTGCTGCCTGCTCACCGAACATCTGGAGAGAACCACCCATAAATTCATCTAATCTCTGAAGTTCATTACCTCTACCAAGTGCATCAACACCTGTTACTATTGCTGGTGATACCAACCCATCTGGAATGTCTACCTTCTTTTGCTTTTTAAGCTTAGCTAGCATAATGCTAACTAGTGGCATCTGGAACTCAGCGGATAATACAGAGTAAAGGCCACCTAATGTAGTCTCTAGTTCTTGAGATATAAGTCTAATCTCAGCAGCAGTAACACGTTCGGCATTGCGTACGCCACTAGCACCACTTAGGAATGCTTTGTTTAAGCGTTGCTCAAGTCCATTAAGAACCTGCATAGCAACACTCATATCCCCTTGCTTGTTGATTTGCAGTGGGGCTACATCTTCAACCCTTCCAGCACAGAAGCCTCCATTTACCGTTTCGGAAACATCACGAATATTTGTTGTGCTATTCGGATTAACCAAAAACAAGAGCCTAGCCGCAGCCGCGCTGCCGTCGAGTATTGCTTTGCTGAGACCCTCTGCGCTGTTAAGGTCTCCAATATACTCTTCAACATAACTTCTACCGTAATGCTCCCCATCAACTTTATTCCATCTAAGTGGGAGATATGGGCATTCTTCTTTCTTATAACTCCCTTCACTGTCTGGAATCCTACATTCACCAGCCTCTTGATATGTCTCCCATTTATCATCTTCTAAGAAAACCCCTGTATATAATTCTACTCTTCCTTTGTCATCTAGCTTGTCTGAAACTGCACCCCTTACCTCTTTAGGTAAAGTCTCTGGTGAGATACTTTCTCTTGTGATAATACGTAGAACATTACCTTTAGGGTCTCGCTCAACCATGTATTCACTAAGGCGGTATAGTCTACAACCATCATCAGAAATATTAACTAGAGCATTACCAGAGATGATAAGTTGACGCATAGCCTCATGGACTGTGTTGCGTAAACCCATAACCTCTATCTCCTTCATAACCTCACGCTCAACCTTCTGGAGTGCACGATCAAACTCTTGTCTAGTTGCTGAATCAATACCTTCCTTGTTAGCCTCTACCTCATCAATAACCAATCTAAAGAATGGATTACTAGGTGGTAATAGAGCTAGCTGTAGCTTTGCGGAGAGGCCATTAACTCCATTTGAGCCGATAGATTGAAAAGGTGTGTAGAACTCAGTAGCACTAGTGTGGCCACGTCTAGGGTACAGATGTGGAATTGTAACCTCAGCAGAAGCTTCTGCCCTATCAATGTAGACAGATCTATAAGACTCCAGTGAATCATACTGAGCTTTTAGTGACTTCTCTCCAGTGCCGAATGTTCCAGCACCTGCTGTATAGTTATAATCTTGCATTACCAAGTAGCGTTAGAACCCCTTGTATCAACGTGTACGAATGTAGAGTACAATCCTAATCCACCCTCGAACTTACCTTGCCTACGCATCCTATCTAATTTAGAGAATAACCAAGATGGGTTAGCTCCAGTAACTTGAAAGTCTAAGGCTTTAAACTCTTTATGTAGACTCTTAGGTGCGCCTCCACAATTATCATTATACTTATTGCTTCTATATGAAGATGTAATGCGAATAGGCATTCTGATCTCATCTCTCAAATCATCAAGCACGCGCAATGTAGGTACAATGTTTTTCCACTTACTCTTAGGTGGATAGGTGTTTAAATTACGATCAAAGTAATTAGTGAACTCATGTGATTTAAAGTTCCTAAACTTTTGTTCATTAAACCAATCTACAAAATCTTCCTTCTTACTCATTTCCTTTAATGTGTTTAATTATCTCCTCTTTGTGTGAATCAAGCTTATCAATAATGTTACTCTCCATCTTATCAACCTTCTCATCACTATGGTTAATAGACTTAAAAGCATCCCCAATACGCTCCTGCATTACGGTTGTATTACTCTCTAAGCGTCTAACATAGTTGTTAATTATGCCTTTGTCGTCATCAAAGAACTTAACTGACAGGAACTTACATATGCGGTAGATAGCTATAAACATAGCCAAACACACAAACAACCAAGGCTCTTCAAAAGCAATTTCTAGATATGTCTGTGCGTTATCCATTGCCATCAATGTAATGTTTAAGTTTCTCTGGGTAAATAATTTTATCCATATCTCTGTCTGTTTTATAACAAACACCACCAAACATTCTCACAGATATGTACATAATATTCATCTGAGCATTTGTTAAATAACCTTGTGACTTCATAGCCCTAAGAAAAACCTTATCAGCTTCTCTACGAGAGATTTTATTAGTCGCGTAAAGCCAGTCATGAATGACGGCTGAATAGATAACAGTAGAGCTAAAAGGACTAACCCCAATAATAGACCATCCAAAGCGCGGTATACTTGCTCCATCTGTTACAAATCCTGCTGGTATTTCGATTAACCCATGCTTCTCATCAAAGAAAGCAAATGGTTGTAATACTATCTTGCCTCTACCATATACACCAGTGACAAGGTTATTAACAAAGTAACTACTCATCTGGAATCTCTTCTGGTTTAGGTAATGTGTTTAAATCAAAAAGAGAGTTAAATACTGGCACTAACTTTGACATGCTTGGCAATAAGCCAGTGTTGGCACTAGAATTAACAAATAATCTCCCATCAATATCAACAGGAGGGCAATTAGGTTTACACCATTCAGCCCACTTAATCTGATCTCCATCTTCATTTGTTGAATTAAACAATCCAACTGGAGTTAAATCATCTGCACTGGAGATTTCAATATAGAGTCTATAGTTATCAATATCACCGTGATTACCTAAGACTATACCTTTAGCTTCATTGATTTTGGCGAACCTCTCATAAATCTCATACACTACACAATCATCTTTAGGGTATCTTGTAGCCCCTTTGTTATTAGCATCTACAGCTAAAGCTTTAACATTAACATCTCCATCAACGTAATCCACTGATGACATCTTAACTACATGATTAACTACCCATTCCATAATTTATTATTTAACTCCTGTTGAAATTCTCTCAACTAAAATAGATCTTTCAGATATATCTAAAGAACCAGACTCGCACTCAAAAAAGAATTGCCCACCATTTGCTATAAATGTTGATAGAGAAAATATAGGGAAAACAAATATATAATCTTGAGGGTATCCACCACCCCTTAATGTCTTAGAATCTGTAGCGATAACTGTAGTCGGTGACACTCCACCACCTATATCTAATAGGCATGTAACCCTTAAAGGATTCGACTGAACATCATCTATTGTGATTTGGATTCTAACTATGTATGAGTCACCTAGTAGCACTGGTGTTAATTTATTTGATGCTGAGTCCCATAGCTTATCACCTGCTGCTAACAATGAGTTAGGTAAATATTCTTCATTCGTAGAAGAGCCTTGGGAATCCACCTCTAATTTAATAGGTGTGCTAGACACGGATATAATATTAGATGAATCATCAGAGTAGAAACCCCAACCAGAAGGATTGATTGAATCAGAGTCGACGATCTCAGAATTACCTACAACAGTCCATCTACTATCAAAAGGTGAGTATCCAGATGAAGTTGTACCATTGAGTGTGTTCTCTAGTTTATTGTAAGCTATAGTCCCAGCACCTCCAGAGGTTATGTTGCCGCTATTAGCTTGTAAGTTCACAAATGTTGTTGTAGCCGTAAGAACCGCTACATTATTTGATATATTCCAAGCATTAGATAAACAACCGTTTAAATCTATACAGTTTCCTGTCACGTCCTCAAACAAGCATGTATCTATTGAAGCATTGGTTATATCTCCACCAACAATGACTCCATTGCCACAATTAATTATAGCTGAATCTCTAACTATTAAACTTTTAAAGTTATCAACACTAATAGCTGTTGTTTGCCCTGTTAGTGTACATTTTGTTACATATAGTGTTTCGTTAGATAGGTCGTTGGCTGAAATACAGCCAGATCCAAATGACGCTAAAACAACAGAATCAACAGTCAATGAAGCGCTGGCAGTGATTAGAACGTTAGGATTGGTTGATGCTATAACAGATGATGATGCGTTTAATCCAATAATCCTAATATTGTTAGCTGTGATTTCTAATCTAGAATTACCTAAATCCACTAAACCATCAATAATGTAAGTCATCCCATCTTCTGACAATGTTATTACATCTGATAAAGCTGGTGGTAAATCTCCAACATCTGAAACTACAGTTGTAGCTTCTGCTAGGTTAGCGTACAACTCGGAAAAGTTGTCGTTAATATTTGTCCTCTGTATACCAAAGGTGTCTAAATTATTTAATAATTTCTGTGCCATAACTTAATCCTCCCATATTTCTGAGTCGTCCCAAATATTCAAATCATCCCAAATATTTAATACGTTCTCATCATAAGTGTAATCTTCTATACATTCAATATCTTCTGGTGTTGCGTTAGCTTCATCAAATGCCGTGATGCGATCAAATGAGTTATTACCAACGTTACGCGCTCGCACGTTATAAGGAATGCCGTCTTGCGGTCTAAATGGCGCGATTGCTAACGGTACGCTGCTTGGTGTTGGCTCTAGCTCTATTGTGTTTTCGCTGTTGTTGTGTCCGTCTGGGATTGCTGGATAGTGTGCAGTTAGCGTGTAGCCAGCAGGCGGTGTGTACGCTAGAGGGTTTCCGTTTACGTCATATGGTACACGGATGGGGTCAAGCGTGACGTGCTCATATAAACTGAATCCGTTAGTCGTATTGTAGCTCTCAAATGGCGCTTGCACGTTAAGCGGGTTTCCGACTTTTAGACCGTGGTTATTATTGCCGCCTACGTCAAAAACCGTGTCACCTGCGCCTTCTGCGAGTGGGTAGCGAGCTATTAAGTCGGTAAGTATAACACCGCCTTTTTTGAGGTGCAATATATCAGTTGGATTCAAGGCTTTGTTAAATATCTCAACTTCTGAAATTTTTCCGTTAAGGGGGCCAAACTTAACCCCATTATTGTTAAGCGCCCCAATTGAGATCCTGAATACACCTCTAAACCGTCTAGGTAGAGACGAACTGTTAAGCCGTCGGCTGTAATCGCACAGTGATGATATTCACCGTCAGATATATCGCCACCGTT